TTATCTATTTATTCGTTTTGTTCTTCCGCTTGTTCTGTGTTCTACTACATTATATAAGAATGATACCTCATGAAGATTAAGTGTGAAATCTTTATACTTGCCATCTGTATTCAATGAATGACATACAATTTCTCCAGTTTCCACATTGTGATTGGTTATTTCTTTAAGCATTATGCCTTTTGTTCCGTGTGCAATAATGAAATCATAATCTTTATAATGTAGCTTGTACTGCCATAGATCTCGTTTTATTTCTCTTCCTATTACTATATCACCAGAGTAATAATATGGCTCCATACTGTCACCATCAATCTCAAAGGCCATATATTTACCCTTGTATTCTTTATCTGCTTCAACCAATACCACTGGTAGATCTTTTAAATAATCATCTGCATAATAGCTATCTGTATAGCCAGCTCTGGCTTTGTTTGTAACCAATCTTACTTCTATATGTGACGGATATGTCTTAGGCTTTAGGTTGGATTCGATAGTATAATCGGCAAAGTCGCTAAGATTGATATCTAGTTTATTTTCAATAGTTGTAATAAAGTTGTCGGGAGGTTGTAGTTTTTTATTCATGTACTTGCTTACATTTCCTTTATCAGCTCCAGTTATATCAACGATATCCTTGTTTCGTAACTTTCTTATTATGACTAAGTTATAAAACCCTATTATTTTTTCTTCTAAAGTTAATTGATCCATTTATTTAGAATGTTTATAAATTACAACATAATTACAACAAATTGAATAAAAGTTGTTTTTGTTGTAAAAAAGTTGTTATATTTGTTATCAGATAACAGCATGCAAATATAAACAAAAGAAATGTTTATAAAAATGTGGAAATCCCTGAAAATATTTAAAACATATTACTTATGAAAAGAATTGAAGTTGGTAATTATTTAGACAATAATCTTACTGAGTTACTAAGTAAGAACACGACATTGAAAGATGCTGCCAATATTGGAGCGGAGACTAACATTAGTTCTTCATTAATTCTAAAGGTTAAGAATGGAACGTCGAGAGTCACTGAAATGAACAAAAAGGCTATTGATAAGCTGCTCGTTATTGCTTACCAAAATATTGAGGCAAACGAGAAAGAAGCTAAGAAGAACAAAAGAACTTTGAAAACGATATTAGACTGCATTTAAAATGGATAATACAGTATTGATTCCAGATGGATATGTTCTTGTGCCTGTAGCCTGGGCTGAAAAATACTTTAATAAATCATTTTGGTCAGAAATACAAGAACCTAATATTAATGAAGTGGCTGAATATCTAGGAATAGGCATTGAAAAAATAAAAAAAGACTTAAGAAATATAGATTGTCCTCTTAGGAAATCGGAAAAAAGCAGATCCGGTAGAGGCAATAAAACAAAGTTTCATAAGTGGTCAGTAGAAGAATATAAGGTTTGGTTAAGAAATAAATAAATAAATAAACCACCTGTTGGCGCAGATGGCAATTAATAATCAAAAAAAGTTTTGAATTTATGAGTACAAATGTAAAGCAAAAATTACCAAACGTCCAAATAAAAGGACCAGAAATATCAAAAAAAAGAGCTGAGAAGATAGCAAGAAACATTAATGCTATGAATACGGACTATCAAAGACTGGATGATAGAAGATCATGGAGATTTTGGAAAAATTTAGAAAGTGTATTGAGAAAGAAAATTTCATCCCTTTCGATTAATGATATTGAAGTTATAAAACCATTATTGAATCCAGTAGAAGCAGAATTCTTTAACTTAAATTGATATGAAAATAGCATTAAACTTAATTCTATTCGTAAATACTATTTACGTGTTGATCTGTTCAGAAAACCAAGATGCATCAGTATTCTTTTTTCCGGTTTTCATTTATGTGGTTTTCGGATTTCTAAGATTTTGCCACAAAGATTTTTCTAAATACCTAAATACTCCAAATCATGAAAAAAATACATAGAAAAAGAAGTTGGAAAAAAATAATTATTGATAATAAAAAGGATAATCTAACCCATACAAGGCAAATCCATGATGCAACCTTATTTCAAGAATGGTTTGCAAAAATGGGAGGATTGATTGAAAGTGATGATATGGAAAAAGTAATTGAAAAATTCAAGTAAGATGGGAGTAAGTAAAGAACAATTACAGAAATTAAAAGAACCTTTCCCATTGAAATGGCGTGTTAAGGGCCTGCTTCCAGATAATCAAATGATTTTAATTGGATATATAGACGCAAGACAAGTTCAGGATAGACTTGATGCTGTTTTAGGAGCCGAAAACTGGCAAGATGATTATTTTGAAATAAAAAACAAACAATTCTGTAGAATCGGTATTAAAATCGAAGATGAATGGGTTTGGAAAGCAGATTCAGGCTCAGAATCTTATTTAGATGCAAGTAAAGGAGAAACTTCCGATAGTCTTAAACGTGCTGCAGTTCATTGGGGTATCAATAGAGATTCTTATGAACTTGGAGAAATAATAATCAAATGTAAAATAGAAAATGGAATTCCGGCCCCTTGTGATCAAGCTGGTAATATTTTGAAAGGCAAAGATCTTTTGGAAGCTTGTAAAATAATATCCAAAGAAAAAGAATCAGAATTGATTTTTGACAAAACAGTTTTACCTACAAATCAAGATCCAATTAAAAGAGGAAGAACTTCCAAGAAACCTAAAATTATTTTACCATGAGCATTTATAAAACATATTCTCCTGAACAATTAGAAGAACTCAGTAGTAATTATATAATAAAATCATGGTCATTTTCTAAGGTTGCCCAATTTTCAAGAAATGAAAAAGGTTTTGAAATGATCCATATTTATGGATATAATACAAAAAAAAGTGCGACAACTCTTTCCGGAAACGCTTATCATGAAATTAGCCACTATTGGAAAGCAAAACAAAAAGGAATTACTCTTAGTTTGCCTGAATTAGAAAAAATAGCATTTGAATACATTGATAACATAGATGCTAATAAGTGGAAAATACAGAAAACTACACCAACAATAGCGGAGGCTAAAAAGAAATGTACCAAAACAACCACAGCACTTTTAAATAATTTCTACCAAGAAAAAGAAGTTTATGAAGATCATATACATAAAGTTCTAGATGTTGAGATTCGATTTACTGATTATTTAACAATTAATGGTGTTGATATTCCTATACCATGTACTGTAATTATTGATTTGGTTATTGAAGATCACGACGGCAAAATAATAATTATTGATCATAAAAGCAGAAATGCGTTTTCATCAGAAGAAGAATTGTCTCTTTCAATTGGCAAACAAGCTATGACATATGTAAAGGCTTATGAAGCATATACTGGAGTCATTGTAGATGAAGTTTGGTTTTGTGAGAACAAGTATTCAAAAAATCAACAAGGAGGCTCACAATTAAACATGTTCAGAGTGATTCTAGATAATGACACTAGAAGACTATATGAGGCTTTGCTTTATGAGCCTCTTAAAAGAATGATAGAAGCTGTTTCAGATCCTGATTATGTCTATTTAATAAATGACTCTGACAACTTAATAGACCGAGCAGAATTATATGAATTCTGGGCAAAAACTTTAATAGCTGAAATCAACGAATTTGATATTGATGAAATTGAAGTCAATAAAGATTTGGTTGAGAAAAGACTTAGAAAAATTAGAGATTCTTCTACAAAATCAATTACACCAAAAGTTATTAAGCAGTTCAAAACAAACGCTGCATCATTTATTAAATACGATTTAAGCACAACGGATATGAAACCACAGGAAAAAGTAGAGCATATATTGAAAACTTTCGGAATTCAAACAGAAGTAGCACATACATTTAACGGGTTCTCTTCTAATACTTTCTTGCTTGATGTGTCTGCGGGGACTAAAATAGCATCAATTCAAGGCCATAAGCTTGATATTGCAAATGCTTTAAATGTAGCAAATGTAAGAATCCCTAAAGATTTAAAAGTACACGATGGCAAGTCTTACTTACAAATAGAAACTGCAAAAAAACGTGATAGGGATCTGTTATGGGATGCGAAAGAATTGATAGGCCAAAAAATACCAATTGGTAAGGATAATTTTGAACAAACTCTTTATTGGGATCTTGATAAGCAATCTACACCTTTTTTACTAGTATGTGGTGCTTCTGGATCAGGAAAATCAGCGGAATTAATAAGTATAATTGAATATGCTAGATTAATTCCTGAGGTTGATCAAATAATTATACTAGATCCTAAATATGAATTTTTAGATTATTCATCTATAGAAAAAGTGGAGGTATATAATGAAATCATATCTATTGAGACTAAGGTTCAGAACCTTGTAGAAGAGATGAATTTACTTATAAAAAATGGTAAACAGAAAAAAATACTTATTGTATTTGATGAATTTGCTGACGCTGTCGCCTCTTCTAGAAAAGGAAAGGATCTAGATATTCATGATATGGTCCAAATTGGAAATTATAGACCTACTAAGGGGCCTCTTGGCTTTCCTATTCCTGGTGCCCCAAAATTCCAAAGGCAGAAAGTTGGGGAACTGAAAAGCCTTGAAGAAAATATGCGAATTATCAAACAAAAAGGCAGATCAGTTGGATTTAGAGGGGTTGATGCTACGCAAAGAGCATCTGCGAAAGTGATTACTGGGGATGCTAAAGTAAATTATTCTTTAATGATTTGTTTCAGGGTTCCAAAAGAAATTGATAGTAGAGTTGTTATAGATGATGCTGGAGCTGAAACACTGGCAGGAATGGGAGACGGTCTTCTTAAGACACCAGAATCTTCAGATTTAATAAGATTCCAATCATTTTATAAACCTAAAGAAATTACAACATGATCAATAGTACAATTAAACCAAAGAAAGGGCAATGTATAGATTGTCCTCCAGGTACACCGGATCAATACATTACAGCTAGAAGATGTAAAGCATTTCACTATAAACTGCATAAAAGTAAGGAATGGCTGAAAAAATCAAATGATAAAAAAGAAACAGTAGTTAAAAAGCCAATTGCAAAGTTTTCTCCTAAAAGAAAGAAAGAAAACAGACAATACACGATTAAAAGACTTCAGTTTTTAGATCAACCAGAAAACCAAAGATGTTTTATTGATGGCTGCAATAATAGAGCAGATACAATTGAACACACCGCGGGACGTTGGGGATCAAATTACTTGGATGAATCAACTTGGAAGCCTTGCTGTAATTTTCACAATCTGGAATTAGAACGCAATTCAGAATTATCTGAAAAGTATCAGGTAAGTAAAATATCAGGAAAACAAAAAATAATCAAAAGATAATTTTAATGGATTTAAATAACGGCTTCTTCTTAGGGAAAGATAATTCTGGGTTCATAATATGGAATCAAAAAGAAGTTAAAAGGCTTATGTCTAAAGATTTTAAAGAGGCTGTTATAGAATCAAAATTATTAACTAAAAACGTCAACAAAAATGGCAAATAGAGTGATTAAAATAGTGATGGAGGATGGAAGCTCCTTTGGTTACGAAGAAAAGACTATAAACCAATTTTTGAAGCAGGAAAAAAATGAGGCATGGGCAAGAAAGTGGTTTGAAAGTCAACATAAAGACTGGCAAAAACAGGCTGTGAGATATTTCGATTTCGACCTAGAAGACTTCGCAAAGGAAGAGTATGATTTAATTGATTCTAATGATCAAAACGAAATAGGGGACTTTAGCGATTCGGACTTACTTGAAGAGATGTATAACAGAGGAATTCTTCCAGAGACTACTGAACTTCAAAATCCAAATATTACCAATGAGGATTTCGTTAGTAGACTCATTAATATTATTAACAGAGGTGATGATAATGAAATAGAAAACACTTTGGCTTATTTAGAGTTTAAATACAAAATATCATGAAAACATTTCCCGCGAATATAAGAGTTAGGGGATTCACTGCTCAGGATAATGCTAATAGATACAAGCTACATAGGCAGATAAGAAAGAAAGATGTCAATTGTAAAATATTTGCAAAAAGCAGAACGATAACAATTCCACTAGGAGAAGAAAACATAAATCCCTTATTGATGGAATTGGTTAATAAATATGGATATAAAATACAAGTGGAAGCATTTACAATAAATAACAATGGAATTAATCGGAACAATTAAAAACATAGGTCCAGTTCAAAACTTCGCATCTGGATTTCAAAAAAGAGAATTTATTTTAGTCACTGAGGAACAATATCCTCAAACATTACTAATTGAAATAACAGCTGATAGAATAGACCTTTTAGATCACTTTAAACCCTCAGATATAGTAAGAGTCGGAATTAATATAAAAGGTAAAGAATGGACCTCCCCAGGAGGCGATGTTAAATATTTTACATCTCTTTCAGCATGGAAAGTAACACATAAAATTTTATCCAATTCAGCAACATAAAAAATAACCAAAATAAAAATATCAGCACATAAAGTAGGTAACAAGATAAACGGGGAATTTCTAATGATTTTTAAGGATTATATCACGAAGCAATTACCACAGGAATATGAGGTCACAAAAATAGACCAAGTTGATTTTTTAAACAAATCCATCAATTTCTTTAATGAAAAAGAAGACTTTGTATTTGAAGAATTCACTAATGAAGTTTTTTCCAGTAAGGACATAATTGAAAGCTTTGAAAATTATAAAACCGATTATGAACAAGATATGCAGGTTAATATCTCCGAAAGCTTCGAAATTAATTCTTCTGCTGTAAAAAAAATAAAGAGACACTTCAAGAGCGTGATCAAATTAGATCAGAATTTTCAAATTCATATTCACGGAGATCAAAAATTTTTAAAACAAGGGGAAGATGAAACGGGAAAATTTTATCAACTCTATTTTAACAAGGAAAAGTAAAAACACATTAATAAAATGGCAGAAAATAAAAAATCATTCGTCGCATACTGTGACTGGGAAAATCAATTAAATCTTCTGTCAGATGATGAAGCAGGTAAATTATTCAGGCACCTGTTAGCTTATGTTAATGATAAAAACCCCCAATTCTCAGATGAAGAAAGAGTGTTAAAAATGGCGTTTGAACCTATAAGACTTCAGTTAAAAAGAGATCTTGACAAATATGAGGAAGTTAAAAAGAAACGATCTGAAGCAGGGAGAAATGGGGGATTAAAAAGTGGAGAATCAAGAAGCAAAACAAAACAAACTAAACCAAAAGAAGCAAATGCTTCATTTGGTTACAAAAACGAAGCAAACGAAGCTGTTAATGATAATGTTACTGTTAATGTAAATGATAATGTTATTCTTTTAAAAAAAGAAACAAAAGAAGAAAATATAATAAAAAAAAATCCTGAGGAATTATTTGATATACCACCGGAAAAAGAAAAAAGAAAAAAAGCTCCGCAAAAAAAAGAAACAGTCAATAATTCAGAACCAGGTATAAAGATTTTCTTTTTTAAAAAAGCTTTGATTGAATATGGGTTTGATGATGAAGCTTTGGTTGATCATTTTATTGCAGTCAGGAAAAAGAAAAATTTAGTCAATACAGAAGTTGCTTTTAAAAATTTTATCAGGGAGATAGAAAAAACAGGAAAGGATAAAAATGAGGTGTTCAGAATAGTCACTCAAAAACAATGGGGAGGATTTGAAGCAAAATGGCTGAATAATTTAAGTTATGAACAAACGAACAGTTTCAAAACAAAATCAAACGGAAATGGGCTTAGACAATCAGTTGAAAGATAAAGGAAGACCTGAGTTAGTTAAAACCGTAAAGGATTTATTAGCTAACAAAACAGAGAATGAACTTTTTTCAAAAGAAAAAATAAGAGAAAAGCCAGTTCTGACAAAAACAATAGAATATTTATTGATTAATAATCCGGATCATCCAGTTGCTCAAAAATACAAGGAGTTGCTGATTAAGTATGAGAATGATTTTGATAAAATGATTGATTCTTTGCCTAAAAATAAAGAGATCGTTCTTCCGGATTTAAAACCTATTAAGGCAGATAGTTTATATAATCTCTTCAAAATAAATTTTCCTTTTGTTAATGGGAAAGAATTTGATGAAACTGCCAATAATGGAGAGTCAAAAATATTGGCTTATTCGCTAATCGCATATTTTTTAAAAAGAAAGTCATTCTACAATATCCCATTATTAAGTAAAAAAAGTATTCCTAGCCTAAGTAAAGGAATAGCAATAATCGGAGAGCCTGGAATAGGCAAAACAGGAATTTTAAAAACGTTTTATGAAATATTTAAATACGGTTCTGAAAACCCTCTAATTATAAAGGATATTGATGGTAATGATCAACTTTTAAGAAGATACAATCTAAAGTTTAAATATAACTCGGTAGATGAAGTAGTAAGACTTTATGAGGCTGCAAATAGGCATAGCAAAGATGCTGATCGTGATTATCATTTATCCCTTTTTTACAGAAGATTTGAGTTAGGGTTTAATGCTTTTGATGATTTATTGTCTGAGGATTTGGCTAAAAATTATGGAAGTGTGGATATTATGAAGAAGATTCTAAGTGAAAGGTATGTCAATAAATCCCCTGGAATTCTTACTATGAATTATTATGGTCAAGATGTTACAACTACCCTAAATGAATTTAAAGCCAGATATGGAGACAGATTATATGATAGATTCTTTGAGTCGTATAACATTATCGAACTTCAAGGAGTTACGCTTAGAAAATAACGAGCTTAAAAAAGCTCAGTCATTGGCTTCTTTCAAAGAAGTGTATCAAAATAATAGAAAGAAAAAATCAAGTTCCTACAACTTTAAACAAAAATTAAAATGAAACCAAAGATAGCACTCATATTACTTGATGAAAACGATCTTCTGAACCTTATTTGTGAGAAAAACAATATAAACAGAGAAGAAGCATCAATGAATATAAATTACGTTGAAAATAATCATGATATACCCGGTTCATGGATTGTGCAAGTACAGGCTCCGGAAATCAAAAACATTGATAAGAAGTCAAAAATTATACTACTACCGATAAATCAAATAACATGAAAACAAAATTTAAAAAAGTATCGGTAAGTGAAAGACTACCAGAAAAAGAGGGATGGCAAATTGTTGAAAGAGAAAATACAAATGTGGTATCATCCTATTTTCATGGACAAATACAAAAATTTAGCCATGATGATGCTAATTATTGGTTAGAAGAGGTCCCAGATATGGAAGAGGAAATGAGGGATCTTATTGAAAGATTTGTCGCAATCACAGCTTTAGGAGAAAAAGCGCCTGACTATCTAGTACACGATGGAGAAAATCTACTAACAAAACTAAAACAACAATCATGAACAGAGAAATAAAATTTAGAGGTCATAGAATTGACGATGAAGGAATTGTGTATGGACACTTAGTAATTGACCCAAAAGGTAATTATAGAATATACTTTAAGCCATTTTCAGATGCTACAAGCAATACTTTCTTTTTAGTAAAACCCGAAACCGTCGGTCAGTACACAGGCCTCAATGACAAAAACGGAGTAGAGATATATGAGGGGGATATTCTTGATGAAGATGGATTTTTATTCCAAGTTATTTATGATGTTCAAAATGCCAAATTTAAACTAAAACATATTGGTCCATATCAATATCCAGAATGGAACAGAGGAATTAGAATGAATATCATCGGTAACATTCACGAAAACCCAGAACTACTAAATCCAAAGTCATGAGCCACCAAGAGAAACAAGAGATATTCGACGAATATTTCAAATCAATTAACAGAGTAAATGTAGACTGTTTTTTAGCTTCATTCGGAGTACATGAGATGTTGAGATCAAACTTAATCAAACACATTTTCGCAGCCTGCGATTTAGTCCAAGAGGAACAGCAGAAGAGAATAGCGGATAAAGCTTTAATGAGACACGATTATAATGACTTAAATAATCTTGAGGCTGGAAGATCTCAGAAAAGATTTATTGCTTCAGGATTAACATATTATAATGTCGACAAATCATCAATTATTAACCCAGAAAACCTTATCAAGTGAGTAATGAAATAAAATTACTTAAAGGTGACTGTCTTGAATTGCTAAAATCAATACCTGATAATTCAGTTGATTTAGTATTAACAGATCCACCATATGGCACAACGCAATGTAAATGGGATGTTATTATTCCTTTTGAAAAAATGTGGAATGAGTTAGATAGGATAATTAAGGCCGATGGAGCAATACTTATTTTTGGCGCCGAACCCTTTAGTAGCCTTTTACGATCTTCTAACTTAAAAATGTACAAGTATGATTGGATATGGGATAAAATCAAAGGAACGGGATTTCTTAATGCAAAAAGACAACCGATGAGAAACCATGAGATAGTGTCCGTATTCTATAAAAAACAATGTTTTTACAACCCACAAAAAACAACTGGACATTCAAGAAAAGTTAGCAGTGCTAGAAGTAAAGAGAATAGTATTAAAACAGATGTTTACAATGATCACGGATTAACTTCTTATGATTCTACAGAGCGTTATCCGAGAAGTATTCAGGTATTTTCTACAGATGTTCAAAAAAGTGCCTTACATCCTAATCAAAAGCCTGTACATCTTTTAGAATATCTAATAAAAACCTATTCGAGGGAAAATGAAACAGTTTTAGACTTTACAATGGGTAGCGGTTCTACTGGTGTTGCCTGTATTAATACTAATAGAAAATTCATAGGTGTTGAAAAAGATGAAAAATACTTTTCAATAGCAAAAGAAAGAATTGAAAATATTCTCCAAAAACATATAGGCTTATGAACCAATTAACAGAACTAACAGCCGATATACGGGAGAAGCTTCCGAGGCTGACAACTGTACAAGAGTACATGATGAATGATGGGTCTAAAATGAAGTTTGGTGAGGATTATCCTGTTGTAATTACTGACATTATGGAGTATCTAGGAATTAAGTCGGTCGAATTTGCATTCACTCATAATGGATTCTATGCTTATGATGATGAACTGGAGGTATGGGGCGACTTTATTCCGATTGAATTACACTCGCCTTTCCTAAAGGACCAATCCCCTGAACTTATCACTTTTTTACATGGATTGATTAAAAACTACTAAAACCATATTAAATGAAACAAATTGAATTAGATTTAAATAAAAGACTCCTTGTAGTGGAGTATGAAACAGAAGAAATGAAAACTGCAATTGAATTTGCAACTAGTGGAGCCACGCATAAAATAAACAATCAAAAAGTAAAATTCATCTGCAAAGGCTCAGAACTTACTGAGGACATTGCAAAGGGATTTCTGCATCAATCTATTCATACTAAACTATTCGCGCATTATGTCAAAGGTATTCCTGTAAATACATATTGTTATAAATCTTATTTAGACTCATTCATTTCCGCCATAGAGTCGAAAGGCTACCATTGGGGAGAGAATCCGATTGAAAAACCTATTAAAGATCAAACCCACTGTGCTAAATGGCAGAAAAAAGCTTTTAATCAAAAGTTTGACAAATATAAAGAAGCCGAATCCCGCACATTCAACCCTGAAAAAACTCTAATTTTTGAAATAATTTAACAATGACAAACGAAGATAAATTAAGAATATACGCTGCGTATCTGCCGTATGGGTTGAAAGGAAATTTACTACCACAAACACATGAAGTTGAAATGACAGGTATTTACTTAGATGATTATAATATGCATGAAATTTACATAAAGCCATCAGGATGCTATGTTATGTCTAGGTTTAAGCCAATTATTTATCCTTTAGATTTTTTAACAAAAGAGATAGAGCATGAGGGGGAAAGGTTTGTTCCCATTCATAAACTAAGAAAATACTGTATAGAGGTGATGGGGGCTAAAGATTATGATACTGATATAGGAATTGATAAACTTATTAAAGGTTGGGAGGTTCAATATTGGCCAAAGCTGTTCATAGATATACTCTTAAAATGGCACTTCAATGTCTTCAACTTGCCAGAAGACCAGTTTATCAACAAAACAAATTTAAAATCATGAATATAGAAAAAATAATGATCGATGATTACTCTTTCTATTTAGAAGACTATGGAGAAAATAAAGGAAAAGTATTTGTTACTGGTTGGGACAACGATGAAAATTACAGTTATTATTGGTCAGCTATGGGGATGGATTTAAAATCATTTCTTAAAAGAACTAATAATAGTTACTTCATTGGAAAGTTAATGTCCCGGGAGCAACAGGAAATATTTTCTTCTAAAAATACTGGTAAAAACATCAGAAAAGTTTGGAAAGAAGAAATAATGAAATGGTATGAGCATCAAGCTTTCCAGAAAGACTTTAGAGAAAAGCTTAATTCATTTCTTGATAATATAATTAACCAGAATCATTTTATTTATGAGTTTGATGGTTTTATAGGCAGTTTAGATTTTTATTTAATTGAAGATAGATATGAAAGAGAGCGTATTGAATCTGATATTAAAGATATTCTACAAAGCGAGTGTTGGCATTTAATAGAAACTGAAATTTCCCCTTTATACAAAAAATTAAGCAAAGCATTTGACAAACTTAAAAAGCAACTTTAACAAACAAATAAATTATTACAATGGAAAAACCAAAATCAATTACATGGAAAGAATTAAAAGAATTTGTGAATTCTATTCCGGAAGATCAATTGGAGAAAAAAGCATCAGTAATGGATGGTGACGAATCTCCAGCAAGAGATCTTTATGAGCCATTTTTTACAGTCAACGATTTTTATATCAATAAACAAGACTACGAAGATTGTGGAACACTTGACGAATTAAAAGATCTACATGGAGAAGACTTCGTTCAAGATGACTATTTATTAAACACAAAAAAAGGCACAGCTTTTCTGTGGATGAATTAACCCCGTGCCATCTTAGGGTGGCACTTTAAAACTAAATTATGGAAAAGAAAGATAAAATACAATGTGAAAAAGAGTTTCTGGAACATTTTAAAATGACACGTGACGATTTAACAATATTATGGAGGTGGTTTTTAGAATATGGAATGACAAGGGGGCAGAATGAAAACTTACCTCACCAATGTAGGGCTAATCACTATTTTTTGCAAGAAATCTGTCAATATTATAAAGTTGATTGGAAAGGATGGAATAAAAGATTGACCCCTGAGTTAAAGGTGCTTGTTACTAATATGTATCCTCAATTAATGACTAACAATGATAATTTTGAATGGTTATGATAGCACCACAAGAACTAAGAATAGGAAATTGGATTTACGATGATGATGGAATTTTATGTAAGATCATAGGATTTCAACCATTTGAACATTCTATTAGATGTGATGAAGAAGAGGGTTGTTTAATACTTATTGACATTTATAGACCTGATAGTACTATATCATCGGGATGGCAATGTGATTCAAATACCGTAAAGCCCATAGATCTAACAGAAGAGTGGCTGATTAAGTTTGGGTTTACAAGACAGCCTTGGGGACTAGTGATAGGAAAGATTTTATTTAAAGATAAAAATCACGAATGTAAAGAATTGACATTGGAAGTTGGCAACGGTTTTAGAACAACGGTTACATACGTACATCAACTTCAGAACCTTTTTCACTCATTAACTGGGGAAGAGCTAACAATAAAAGAATAATATGGAAACGCTTCTTTAATTCCGGAAACCCGTAATAACAAACAATCCTACTTAATTAAATTTGAATTATGAAAGAGTTTGATGATTTGGAAATAGCAGAGATTATTATGTGGGCTATCGTGGCTACGTACTCAATATATTTGATTTTATAAGTATCTTTACTCCATGGAAGAAATAGAAGAAAAATTCATGGAACTTGTTAGAGAGAAACACAAGAAATCCGGTGGTGCCAATGGAATTAGTTTGTACAATTTAAATAAATCTTTGAATCCTCCAGAAAATGTAAATCTTCAAGAAATAATGGAAAGGCTAATTCAAGAAAAGAAAATAGCATATCTGTATCCACTCAACGGAATAACAATCACATTGCCAAGATAAAACCCCTGCAAAACAGGGGTTATTTTAGAGTTCAGAAATTGATTTTAAACTTGATAAACAATAAGACTTTAACTTATTAAAATCATCTGTTATAAATTTATTTGATTTTCTTTGCCTTAATTTGTCGTATACTGTAGACTGGCTTTTGCCTACTATTTCAGCTATTTTCTCCGCAGAAATTCCAAACATATCAATTATATAAATTGATTTTTCGTGGTCTGTCATCTAAATTACTTTTATATATTTGCACTGATTTTAGAAGTTAAACGCTAAAATTATTTTGATTTAAGCCCTCAATTAAGAGGGCTTTTTTAGATATTATCAAAAGCAATAACGCTATCAATTACTTCTTGTTGATTTGGCTCATCACTAAACCATTTAATCACAACCCAATCAGTTTCAGGATTATTAGGCAGTACGTTAAATGCATACACTATGTGCTTATTATCAACTGGGTTATTTTCGTTTTTGTGCCATACATGATAACTGTCAGCCTCTTCTTTTGTGAGTCTATTTTTCTTTTTTGCTTCATCTATTGATAGCACTTCAATTTTAATTTTTTTACCATTGTTTTCAGTTGTGTAGGTTTTCATAATTGATATTTTTATTGTTAATATATAAAATTATTTTGATTTAGAAAGATCTCATTTTTTGATTGTACATCCAAACAGGAGCGCATCCATTAACTACCATTGATTTTGGAAACCAAAGTAGGTTTTTTCTTCCGTAAAATTTAGGGCTTGCAGAAGTAACACCGTCAGCAGTGTAAACTTCAATAGCTACAGCTTTTTCAGTTTCTTTTACAATTTTTAAGCTAATATAAGCGGCATTTTCTTTAGCGAATTTCCAAGCTTTAATAAGTGCTGAAGATAAATCCATTGCGTATTCTTTAATCATCTTCCAAGCTGATTTAAATACTACTGATTTGTTGATTGTTGTTTTCATGATGTTTGATTTTAATTGTTAAACTTTCTTGTTATTTTGATACTGTAAAGATACAATTAAATTTTGAATCACCAAATATATTAGGTGAGATTATAGTAATTTAAACTGATTCTAAATAAATAAAAAATATTAAAAAGTATTCCATATTATCCAGTATAAAAAAAGCGGGAATTAACCCGCCGTTTTAAATTCTCTTTGCTTTCTAACTTGTATTGTACCTGGCGTTCTTAGTGAACTTGCCGCGTGTGTTACCTGCAATACTTCGTATATAGCTCTGTTTGTTACATAATATTCTCCTTTCATTGGTGGAGTGATGAAGCAGTCAGTTGCAACAAATTCTTTAGTGTCATAGTCTGTGAAGATGAATTCACGTTCTAACCTAGTAGCTATAGAAGATTTGTGGCCATCAATTAAATCATGAAGTTCATTAACAATTTCTTCTTTTGAATTAAGATTAAAAAGATCTAATAGGCTTTTTTTAAATGATTTCATATTGTTTGTTTTTGTTGATACAAATATATGCATTAAATGTAAATAATTTAGAATTAAATTACATTTAGCGCTAATTTGTAATGATTATAAATTAGCGTAAAGTGTAAATTAATTTTAATATATCGGCTTTATATGTTATTTTTGTGTTATATATTATAATATGCAATTGAGAATTAAAGAAGTCGCAAAAAGAAAGGGCTATACAATGGTAAGACTTTCTGAAATACTTAAGTTAGATGCCACTACCATGAGTAGATATAATAGTGGGACTGTAGAGCCTCCTTTATCCAGATTGGAGCAGATAGCAAAAGAGCTTGATTGTGAAATTGTAGAGTTGCTACCAGTAGGTGAAAAGTTTGGTCATTGGGAAATTAACGGAGAATGGTTAGGTATAAGAAAAAAATGACCATACTACAATTTTAACGAATAAATTTTTGATAAAAGTCTTCTTAATTGGGGCTTTTATTTTTTTTTTTCAAATTTTGAACAATATGAAAAACAAATTGTTTGTCTAATTCATTTAACATTTGTACATTTGTAATATAAGTTAGAATTTACTTTAAGTAAGTATGTTTAACTTATTGAAAATGTAAGTTATGTGGATTTAATAATTCTATATAAATGTAAATGAAGCATGGTTATGAATATATAGTTTTATTTTAATGAAGTTGATTAATCTATTTTACACCAAGCACAGATGATGAGTGCGGTCGGGGTTGTGAGTTGGTTAGATGAGGGAGGGTGCTTGGTTTGTTTTTACAAAGGTGTCGAATTCGACAGGTTTGATTTAATGCAGTAGGAACTATTTTTTTCATATTAATATTTTGTGATTTGGTGTCCCGCTGCTGTAATAGGTAGCGAGTTTTTTAATTTAAGGAGTATGGAGACAAAAGAAAAAATAATTGAAAGAATTGCAAAGAGTACTGGGCAATATTACGGAAAAGTAGAAGCTGATGTAAATTCAGTAATAAGTACGAATGCATCTCAAACTTTAAAGGAGCTAAGTGATGAGATGCGAAACATTAAAATTAGTTTTCCACCATATAGAAGAGGAGGATCAAACTACACTAAACCTAAGAACCGAAAGAAAAAACCTAAATACTAAACTAATATTCTATGGCAGAGGGAGTAGGCATAAGTAATACGCTAAACAGAGGCATTAATGATTTACCTGGTGAAATATGGGAGGATGTTCCGGGTTACAATGGTAAGTATCAAGTATCACAATATTCAAGGGTTAAAAGCCTAATTAAAAAGAATCCAGTAATACTAAAAAAATCATTATCAGACGGTAAGCATAAAGTAGTTTTAATTGGTAAGTATGGGAGACTTATATCTGAATGTGTGGACCGCCTTTGTGCCAGTGTTCATTTAAGACCGCCTTTAGAGAATGAAGTAATTTGTCATAAAGACGGAAATAAATTAAATACTATCGTTGGTAATCTTAAGTGGATCACATGGCAAGAATCAAGGCAAAAAACCATTTTACATTATAGATCACGAAACATTAGGTTTAATTCGGGCAGCGAAAACGGAAGAGCAGTGATAAATGAAGCTATTGCAAGAGGTATAAGAGAAGAAAGGAATAAAGGGTTCACTTATTCTCAGATAGCGTTAAAATACAAGGTTTCTGTAGGTATAGTACAAAGGGTTGTTCAAAACAGAACATGGAAAACACACTAAACAATCATGGCGTATTCAGAAGAGAGAAAGGATAAGATCTTCAAAAAGATTATATCAGAGATAGCAGATAAGGGAAAATCTCTAAGAGCTGTGTTAAGAGAAAAAGGAATGCCATCTTCAAGTACATTCTTCATTTGGTTAGAAGATGATGAATCTAAATCGAAACAATACGCGCGAGCGGTTGAAGTCCGTGCAGAGGGTATTTTTGATGAAATAATTGACATTGCAGAAAATAGTGAAAAAGATCAAACTCCATTTACCGGAATCAATGTAATAAAGAGAGATACTTTAAGGATAGACGCTCGTAAATGGATGCTTAGTAAAATGATGCCTAAAAAATATGGTGATAAGCTTGATATAACCTCTGATGGTGATAAGGTTTCCGGATCTATTCCTTTGGTTCTGGAAGATGGACGTTCTTATGAAGATTTGATTAAGGAGCTTAAAACAGATGAAGAGAGTTAAGTACGGTATAACGGAGGTTTTTTTGAAGCATGATTTATACGCTTCCATGAGGATACGTCTATTCGATAAGGATGGACGTGTTTTTATAGATAGTGGTGACGAGGCATTACCTACAAACGTATTTACCAGAATTCCTGCACAGAAATGGCTCGCAAACAATCTAATGACTTACGAGTCAGATTTGTTTTATGCTTATTGTAGTAAAGAAGATTACGGGGCTTTTCCAAGGTATAAGTATATAATTCACGAGGGATCTTCCAGAAGTTCTAAGAGTTGGAGTTTAGAAGAATGGGTATTAAGAGAGGCAGAAGATAATCCTAATTTGCACATAAACATATGGAGGGATTCAAGAGAGGCTCTTACTGATACTATTTGGAAAGATTTTAGGAAGCTTATTCCGTTGTCTGGAAGAAAGATGCGGATGAATAGAAATACGACTCCTATCGTATTTAAAAACGGTTCAATCATTTCGCCAAAAGGAGCAGATCAAACAAACGCTCACGGAACTACACAGGATATAGCATGGTTAAATGAGCCTTATAAAATTGGGGAGGATGAATTTGATCAAATAGATCAGCGTTCCAACCAGGTTATAATAGACATTAACCCAATTGGCTTATCATGGGCCGAGAAGCTCGTAAAGAATCCAAGATGTAAAGTAATTTACTCTACGTTTAGAAATAATCCATTTTGTCCGGCTGGCCAGAAAATGAAGATATTAGGTTATGAGCCTTGGGAATCCGGATCATATGAGGTTATTGATGGTAAGATAATGTATAAAGGTAAAGTAGTTACTGATACTAATCAACCGCCGGTACACAAGATAAACAAAGAGCGAAAAACTATTAATAAATACAAATGGATAGTTTACGGGCTTGGTTTAAAGGCTGAAAACCCTAGAAGAATACATCATAACTTCCATCCAATCACAAGGGAGTTTTACGATAGTCTTGATTTAATGGAGTTCATGGGGCTTGATTATGGATCTTCTTCACCGTCTGCATTGGTTAAGATTAAGTATGATGGAGATAGAACATTCTACATACTTCCATGCCTTTACAGGCCTATGAATAAAATGAGGAATCCTTTAGGTGAAGAATTGATTGCTGCAGGTGCTGTAGTTGGAAATAAATCTATTGGTTGGGCTGATAGTTCTGATAATGATCCCGGAAGTGATATGCCTTTAACAAATGGACTTAGAAAGAATTATAATCTAAATCTATTCAAGACGAATAAACCAACATATAAAGCGAGGTTCGATTTTATGAGTAATTGTATTTTCTATTACGTAGAAGATGCTGGACTAGACGACAAGGAAAATGGCTATGATGAAAAAGGGAAATTTGAATATGAGCTAGAAAGATACCAATGGGAGTATATAAACAATGTTCCAACCGGAAAGCCTTTAAAGAAAGATGATCACCATATGAACGCTACTGAGTACGGAGTTTGGGGGATTAAAGAATACTATGATATACAATTATAATCAATAACAGATAAATTATGAGTAATAAAAAGAGAATCAGCAACAAAAGAAAGAGAATTGATGAAAAAGCTTATTCAAAACGACTTAAGTTAGCTTGTCAATTAATGATTGAAATTCAAAGAAACGCTACAAATTCACTAAGAGGATTAGCTTTATTAGTTTCATCGTATTCCATTGGGGGATTGATACCAAATAGTTTAGGTCGTGAGAAGATGGCAGATTCTCATGGGGATGAAATTATTATTCCTAAATTTGAAGTGAGACGACATCCATACCACTTGGATTCACATAAACTAATACAATAAATATAGCCACTGTTAACGCAGTGGTTTTTTTGTTTATAAAGTATCCTCATAAGAACCACAATGACCAGTATTTATTTTTGTTTCAAAATGAGGTTTGGTGGGTTTATTAAGAACTGTTGACAATGCAATTAAATCATGGGGAAAGAGTATTTTTTCCTCATATGAGCGATTAAATGACGGTACTCATGCTTATCATTTTGAACGTGAAGACTTCTTAAGTTATTTGGGTATAGGAAATCCTTACTATACACCATGTGAAAACCTTAAATCATATTATTTTGAATGCTTCTTTCTTGCCGATTGTATAGACATCTATGTTGATACTTGTAATAGGGTTAGAATTATGGAAGTAGATAGTAAAGGAAATGAAGTTGTAGGCTCTGAATATGTATCATTCTTGAATGAGCCAAACGGACTACAGAACATATCCGAATTCATCAGCGAGATGGTTATTAATACGCTTACTACGGGAATGTCAATACAGTATGGTAATTTCTTCAAGAATGGCAATCTAAAATCTGGAGCACAATTATTCAATGTAGATTTCAATAGACTTTCATTGCCTCGTGTAAAGAACCCATATCTACTAACCAATAAAGCTATTGGGGAATTAGTGGTAAAAGAGAAGTTGGAGGGTGTCGAGGAAAGACTTTTAAGCCTATATGAATTAGCATACTTCTACGATAGGGTTCCAAAGCATGGATTCGCAGAGAAAGGATTTAATAGTAAGAATTTCTTTAACCCTACTTCTAGAATATTTCCTTTAATATCAAACTTACACACGCTTATAGCAGCACAAGAAACAATGGCTTATCTAAGTACAAGCCCTGTTAATTCTGTTTTGACTAAAGAGAAAAGCGATCATGCTCCAACGGCTGACGACCAAAAGGCAGATGCTGAAACTAAATTAAGCGGACGCGGAAAGTATGGAGCCGGAAGAGGTAAGATCGGAGATATAATTGTTACCAACTTACCATATAAGAAGCTTGATCTGACTAGAGATAATAAGAAGCTTCAAAATGTGGAAATGCAGATTAATTCAAAGGATAATATAAGAACTCGGTTTTCTATTCCTAAGGATTACTTTGGAGATTCTACTTATGAGAATAAACAGACTTCTGAAGCCAGATTTACATTAGGTCCGGCTAAAACAATAACAGATAATTTCCTGAATACATTAACCAATAAAAGTCCTGAATACTTTAAAAGGAAAGGCACTAGGCTTATTGGATCATATGATCATGTAGAAGCTGTAATTGAAACAACTAAAAAGGAAAAGAATGATGGTTTGAAAAGCCGTGTTGAAGCTATATCAGGGTGTTTAGATGCTTTTGAAAAATATAAGTTAGTATTTCCTGGAATATCATACGACCAGTTTTTAATTAAAAATCAATTAACAGATTTCTTTAAACAGAACTAAGATGAGAGCGAAAAGTTTAAAAGCTATTAATAAAGCATTGGAGGGAAAGAATATAGATCCAGTTTTAAAAGCTGATCTGGAAAAGAAGCGAGAAATACTTTCAAAAAATAAAGTTGTAAAGAAATGATAGTAGTAAAAGAATTTCCAAACAAGCAATTTGTTGATAAGGAAGAACTATTTAAGTCCCTTTCTTCAAATAAAGAATTGCTTAAATCTCAGAAGAAGTTACAAATTAAAGAAACAGATTCTATCGCTTATTCTTTTGCTGTCAATGAAAAGAATGAGGCTATTAAAACAGGAGAAATTAACGTTGAAGAAATCAATGTTCTTAACGTTAAAATTGTTGTTAACTCATGTAACATTTTTGACTCACATTCTGATGTATCAGTAGATAGTAGTTGGAATAGAACTGTAAAGAACGCAAAGAGGGTTCTTCTACTGGAAGCTCATAAAGCACAATTTGATAAAATCATTTCTGATGAAATAGAATTGAAAGTTGAGTCTATTAGTTGGAAAGATTTAGGCTTTGAATATGACGGGAAAACCGAATGCTTGGTTTTCTACGCTAAAATAAGAAAAGACCGTAACCCTTTCATGTTTGAACAATACGCAAAGGGATATGTAAAAGAACATTCTGCAGGCTTAAGATATATTCAAATTGATTTAGCTATCAATTCAGAAGCAGAATGGAATAAAGAAGAAAAAGAGGTGTGGGATAAGTACTACCCTAAAATTGCAAACAAGGAAGATGTTGATCAATATGGTTACTTCTGGGCTGTAATAGAACAGCAGATAAGAGAGGGAAGTGCTGTAGTTTTCGGATCTAACTTCGCGACACCTACTATGTCAGTTGAACCCGTTACAGACACTTCAACAAAAACGGACCCGGTTACATCCACTCCACCAAGTGAAACAAAAACAATTACTAATCTAAACCTATTTATTTAAAATGGATTTTAAGTACAAAACAGTAGCGGAAATTAACGCTATGTCACCTGATGAGCAGGAAAAATATCTGGCTGACAAGAAAACACATGAAGATAAGGTTGCTAAAGATCAAGTTGACAAAACTGTAACTGAAGCATTGAAGCCTTTATTGGCAAGTCAAGATAAAACCAATGAGAGCTTGACTACAATTACACAAGAAGTCAATGCTATCACGGAAGCAATGAAATCTCGTGTTAGTTCTGAAATGAAAGGATTTCTACATACGGTTATTAAAGAAAATCATGAAGCTATTGTAAAGAACTTCAAGGAAAAAGGATCAGCTGAATTCCTTATTGAGAAAGTTCCGGCAATGCACATGACTAATAACGGTACCGTAAGCAATATTGCGGGATTAAATATGCCTACAGGTCCTTTTGAAATTGATAACGAAATTGCAATGATTAGGGTTCCTGAGAACTTTATTCTTACAGTTATCAGAAATACTCAAAGAGCAAAAGTTCCAGAGTATTTAATGAAAAAACAACAGGTTCCAGGTGATGGAGCTGTTGCTACAGTTGAAGAGGGTGCTGTAAAACCTTTATTGCAATATAAATTTCAAAACACTTCTACCAAAAGAAAAAAATACGCTGGACGTATTGAATGGACTGAAGAATTTGAAATGGATTTTGAAGCTCTTTTGGATGCAATCATTGATATGCTTGAAAGAGATGTACTAACAGCATGGCAGGATGGTATTATTGATATTATAGAAGCAAATGCTACATCTTACATCGGGTCTTCATTAGATGCAACGCTTCCGAATCCTGATAATGGACTAGCAATCATTGCAGCAATGCAGCAAATTAAAGTCCTTGGATTTGCGCCAGAAACAGTATTAATGAATCCTGTTGATATTGACGCAGCTATCTATACGCAGGATAAGAATGGTAATCTTCAATTGAAGCCATATATCGATGCTTCGGGTAATAGGATTGCCGGAGTTAGATTAGTTCCATCTTTAAAAATTGATGCAGGACAGGCTATTGTGGGAGAGTTTAGTATTTATAAAGAAATCCATACAGGTTTTATCTTCAGAAGAGGACAGTATAATGAACAATTCATCGAAAACGAATATACGGCCGTAGGTGAGGTATTTTCAATTCTTAATGCAGCACCTGCTGAATATCCTGGAATTATAAAACTAAATCTAGCAACGGTTAAGGCAGCTTTAAAATCAGCTTAATAATAAAAATACTAGAATATGTCAGCTAAATTAAAACAAGAAGAAAGCAAGGAGGTTAAAGGGGAAAAAGTATCCTTTAGTTCGGCAAGTGATTACATGGCTATTAAGCTAAATGGTCAAGATGGGAAACCACAGGGAGAAACATTTGTAGAGCATAAGATTTTTGCTAAGAAATTAATCGCCTCAAAAAAAGCGACTGAGGACAAGGATGCTAAAATTGAGTTTTCAGCTTCAAATACTCAAATTCTTAAAGATTAATTATGAGCCTAATAGATAGTACATACTTCGTTGATTCCAATATGATTGCGAACGTCAATGAACCAGACCCGAACTCAAAAACGGAGAATGTTCTTGATCTTATGATTAAGAGGGGGGAGAAGTCTGTACTGTCTTTTGCTTTTGGATTAGAAATGTGGGATGATTTCAAACAATACATTACAAATGGAATTGACCCAAATACCCCACAAAAATATAAAGACATAATCAATGGCAAGCATTATGAAAAAGATGGTAAAAAATGCTATTGGAATGGCTTGATTCAAGAGGATACAAAGGAAAGTCTTTTGGCTGATTATGTCTATTGTGAGTACCATAATGATAATGTTACCCAAACAGTAGGAGTTGGAGAAGTTGCCATTGATAATAAAGTGGGGGACAGGACTTCAATGATTCCAAAAATCACAAAGGTATGGAACCGATTTATTACAAAGTTACATGATGGAGTAAGGTCTTTTCCTGCCGGATATACAATAGAGGGAAATCCATATTGGATAATTAAGGGGTGTAGGGATTACTACGGTATTTACCCAAAACATGGAGAAGTATCCCTTATGCAATTCCTATTTGACAATAAGGATAAGTATCCTTTGTTTGATCAGAATTATAGACGCTTTGGAGAATTTAGAAACGAGTTTGGAATATGATAAACCATAACACTCTTTTATATCGGGTATTAGATCGTACAATCAAAGTCAAATTCCAGAACAATGAATTTGTAGCCAATTATACAGAGGGAGATTTGTTTGAACTAGTTGCAAAACTTAATGATTCAGCCACAAAATACCCGATTATTTGGCTTCAAACAGGATATACAGTAGAAAGAAGAAAGCAGGAAGAGAAGACTAAAATGATAGGCTGTAAATTCTTTCTTATCACATTGGGAAGTAGAACTGATAGATATAAAAAAAGGTTTGAAAGTACATATGACAATGTACTGTATCCTCTTTTATCTAAAATTGATAAAGTCTTTGATAAATCAAAAGGAATTACAGCTTCAGATGTTGATTCTTATATGGTGTTTCCACTTAATGACATTGCAAAAGATGAAAACGGGAAACAAATACCAGAACTAACAGCTATTACAGAGATATGGGATGCTGTATTATTTGAGACGGATATAACAATTTCAAATAGCTGTTTCCCTGAATTATTAATTAAATAAAAATAAAAATAATGTTAAAAATTAAAAAATGTAGTGTAGCGGATATGGTTGCCAGAGTAGGTGGTCTATTTTGCGATGAAGAACAAATTACCGGAATTATTTTAGCAGATAGAAAAGTAAGGTTTGATCCGTCAACATTCACTAAAACAATCCTGGATGATTTTATCCAAAAAGATTCAATTATTGGAACATTAAAATTCTTTTCGGCTGAAGATGCTGACGTTGATCCAACATTTACAGATTCTCCAATTGGTGAGAGTACTAAACAAAACCTAGGTATTAAAAAATGGAACCTAACCTTTAATAAAGGTAATTGTTTTCAAAATGAATTGCAAAAGCTTGATAAAAGTGAAAGGTATTCAATATTCCTAGTATTTACTGATGGATCAATTCTAGGTCAGTACATGAATGATGGAAAAATCAAAGGCTTTAATGTAAGGTTGTTCACCGGAATCAAAAAAGTAAAGACGGCTGCTGAGGGTGGAGGTTCCACGTTAAGAGTTGATCTTATGGCTGATGCTATGAAATATTGGCAAGGAAAGTCTGCACTGGTAGAAAGCGAAGAAATTGACTTCACAGAATTAAATCCTGTGGCTGGTGTTTCTGTGGATATTGTTTCACCATTAATAGCTGCTGGAACTAAAACTAAAGTTAGGGTTTCAAATATGTGTGCAAATAGTCCAGTTACAGGATTAACAGCTCCTTTGAACTGGAAGTTAAAAAGAAACGGATCATTAGAGTCTATCACTGCCATTAGCGAGATTAATGGTGAGTATGAGTTTACGCATGCAGCATTACTTGCAAATGATAAAGTTTCATTTGAAATTAATGAGGGAGGTTATCCTGTTTATATTCTTGATACTGACTACTACGCTGGTAAATCAATCGAAGAAAAAGTTTCTGCATAATGAAGTACACAGTTGGTAAATATGTAATTGTGCCAGAAAAACCTTTTTCATCAATGGATAAGGCTGTACAATACATTCAAGGAGCATATCCAGAATTGGACAAAGAAACGATTGATAAATATTTATATCCCAAAATTAAAGAGGATGGCGATAATAAATCCACAAACTCTATTGAAAAGGGTGAAGCTAGCCAAGACGTTGACTCCAAAAATAGTACAACAGGCTCTAAGGGAATCAAGTCTTCCGTTAATAAACCAGGATAACTTATTACGAGGTAAAACGAGCGATGGGGGCAGAATGCCCCTATACTCTCGTAAATACAGGCGTGGTAACTTGTATTATCGAGCCTATAAAATGAGATCCAATCCTTTAAATAAGGGTAGATGGGATTTGCTTCACTTTTGGAATAAAAAGTACAATGGACTTTTTTACAGAAGTATTAAGGCAAAGGTAAATTTGAAAGAAGTAAAGTTTACCACAGACTACAGTCCTATGTACATGAGGGACATATACGCTATCATCAATAAACAAAGGATCATAGGTATAACAAAACAGCAAATGTTAGAAGCTCAGATTCGCAATAAGCCCAAAGTGAGAAAACAGATAGATAATATCATTAATAACGGAAGAATTAGATAATGTGTAATTGTAGCAAGCCTATTACAAAGACAGAATGCCAGATATTAAGGAAGTATGCAGAAGATCCTGAATCTAGAAACTTCATATATCATGTTTTTGATGATGAACGAGGCTTGGCTTTGGCTCAGATTCTCAAAGGGGAAAATCCTAACCAAATAGCAGCTATCAATGGCTTTTTAGGTTCAGATGGATTAGTTGAGTGGTATTATGTAAAAGAACACCCCTGTTTATATGAAAACGAAAAAAACGAAGAAAAATAATAAAGTAAAGTTTTACCAAGACAGTAAAGAACTCCCCTTTTGGAACTATAAAAGAATAGTACAGACAGGGGATTTTTTATACATGGTAAAAGGTTATGAATTTGGAGATGAAATAATCATAGATAAAGAAGAATTGGAAAATAAGTTTGATTCAATTCTCCAGGACTATGTTTTATCTCAAAATTCTAAAAACGAGGAAATAACTAATTATTGCAACTATTTGATTGCAATTAATGAGATTAGAAAGCTTGAAATAATTGTAGAGATAATTGATAGGATTACCGAATCCAATGAAAAAAAGAAGTCTCTAGGGATTGAGCCGGATTACTCCATTGTAAAAGAATTATTACAAAAAGTAAAGGTTCAAAAAAGTGATGATATTTCCATTCAAAGACAAAAGGTTTTAGACAAAATTCAGAAGTACAAAAACCAAGCTGAAAAATCAAAATTGGCAATTGAAAACGCTGAGAATGATAATTCTTCAGATTATGATATTGATGAACAATATATCGGTGTCTGTCTTGGATTAGAAATGCATGTTGATCCAAAGCTTATTTCACTTTATGAATATGGAGTAATGGTTAAAATGTTAGTAAGTAAAGTAGAAACTATAAATAAATCAAACCAAAATGCCAGATAAATTAGCCGTCATTCAGGGGGAGGCTTCCGTAAAGGAACTTAATGATATTGATAATGCGACTAAAGAACTTGTATCTTCATTTAATTCGCTTTTGTCAATAACGGAAGCTATAAATAAGCAATTTCAATCAGGAAAGCCAAAAGATTATGCTTCTGGACTTAAGCAATTAAATACCCTTACTAAAGATTATGCAGTAATTGAAAAAGAGCTTGCTAACATTAAATTGAAATTAGCCCAGATAGAGACTCAAGAGACAAAAACTATCACCGAGCAGAATAGAGCGAGAAAAGAAGCGGCTAATGCTGTAATAGCTGAAGTGAAAGCGGAGAGGGTCCAACAACAGCAATCACAAGCAAGTGCAAGTGCTTATCAAAGAGTTTCTCAAGAAGCTAATAAATTAAAAAGACAAGCAAAGGACCTTGAAGCAGAAATGCTTTTACTAACAAGGGACTTTAGGATGGGGCTGATCACCCAAGAAAAGTACAGTCAAGAATTAGCCATACTACAAGGTCGTTTCTCAGTAACAGTACAAAGAGCCAGAGAATTAGATGCTGAACTTAAGCGTATAGATGCCAATGTTGGAGATAGGCAAAGAAATGTAGGTAACTATCAACAGGCTGCAATGTCAGGAGTGAAGCAGTTAGAGACACAAATAAAGTCAATGATTGCTATGTATGTGGGATTTCAGGCTGTTATTAGTGGGGCTGGAAAACTGATGCATAATAATTATGAACTATCAGACACTCTAGTAGATTTACAAATTCGTTTGAACGGAAACAAAAAAGCAGCTGATGAATTATTTGAATCCCTTAAAAATATTGACACAAGGACCAGTCTTGGAGAGCTTGTTAATACAGCTGCAATTGTAGCAAAAAAAGGAGTTGCCAAGGAAGAAATTGAGGGGATTACAAAGGCTTTAGATGATTACTTTATTGTTGCAGGAAAAGAAGCCGGAAATAGAGAAGAGGGTACAGCATCGATTATCAAGCTTATATCCATCTTCAACCATGATAAGCATATTACAGCGGAAAGGGTAACGGAAATCGGAACAGCACTTGTTAAGCTTCAAAATTCCGGGGTAGCAACCGGTTCTAAAATGATCGATGTAGCAGAAAGGATTGGAGCAATTAGGGGAATTACGGGCGTTACACTTCCCCAAGTATTAGGTTTTGCTGCAGCAATTGAACAACTAGGACAAAAAAGCGAGGTTGCAGGTACGGCTGGTATGCAAATTTTAACAAAGGTTCTTTCAGATATGCCAAAGTATGCTAAAATGGCAAATGTATCTGTAGAAGAGCTTAGAAAGGCTTATAGTGAAAATCCATTTGAAGCTGTTGTTATGGTTGCTGAGGGAGTTCTTAAAAGTGGAGATTTTGAGAAAATATCTCAGGACCTTGAAGAAGTTGGTGTTAGAGGGGCTAGAGTAAAAGGGGTATTGGGGGATATTGCCGGAAACGCTGATTTTGTTAGAAAGAGAATAAAGGATGCAGGTTTAGCAATCAATGAAACCGGATATTTATCAGAAACAGCCGCTTTAAAACAAGAAAACTATGCTGCAACTGTAGACAAGATTAAAAAGGAATTTGAGTTAATAGGAAACTCAAAAGGCTTCATGAACTTCTTAAAGGGATCATCTAATTTATTGATGAATCTAATTAAGATTGTTACAGCTATTCCTTTTGGCTTAGTAATTACCGGAATCACCTTAGTTACTGCTGCATGGGCTTATTATAAAGGGGTTGCTATTCAAGCAGCTATTGCAACTGCTTGGAATAACTCACAAACACTTTTAGGTACAATCAGAAACAGGGCTGCGAGTCTTGGTCTTCTTGGAGAAGCTGAAGCAATGAGAGCGCACACAGTATCTACCAATTTGAATACCGCTGCAAGGACCTTAAATATAGTGAGTCTAGAAAGTCAAATTGCACAAGAAGTATCTGCTATTGCGGCATTAGAGGCTCAAATAGCAGTAACAGAAGCTGAGGTGATCGCAAAAAGACAACAAATAGCCGCCCGTGAAGCTCATATTATCGCATTGGAAGCCGAAATTATTGCGCAAAGAGAAGCGACAGTTGCAACAACCGGATTAAATGCTGCAACTAAAGCATCTCCCTTAGGAATGGTGTTGGGAGTACTTGCCTTAGCCATCCCATTACTAATCATGTATGCTGAAAAAACTGAAAAAGTAGCAATAAAAACAAGAAGCGCAGCTGATAATCAAAAGGATCTTAATGACGCAATGAGTAAAGGAGCGAAAAACGCGGGTGATGAAGCTTTTGAACTGGATAATCTTTATAGAAAAGCAACAGATGTAAATGCTGCAACAAAAGATCGAAACGCAGCTGTACAGAAGTTAAAAGATTTATTCCCGTCATACTTTGGAAAAATAGATCAAGAAATTATCAAAAATGGCAAGGCTGAAGCCAGTTATATAAGTCTTAAAAATGCCATTGTAGCAGCTTCAAGAGCGGAAGCTATTAAAGACAAATTAAAAGGAAGAGAATCTGAAAGGTTATCTCAGGAAGAAGCAATAAGAAGAAAATTAGCATCTGAGCTTGAAAATAGGAAGAAGTTGAAGCTTCAAAGTGATCTTGGAATTGATGAAACGACAACCATAGACAATGGTGATGGTAAGGAAATTTTCATCAAAAAAGATAGTAAAAAACTATTAGAAGCCAGCACTGTTAGAGCTTATAACTTGATTAAACAGCTTGGTAATAATAGAAAAAAATACAATAATGAAGATAAAATATTACTGGATCAATTAGAGATTGATCTAAAGGCTTCCGAAAAATATAGGGAGGATAAGGCGAATTTGCTAGGAAAGTTTGCAAGGAACGAAGAAGATCCTAAAAAAGAAAAGAAAGAAAAAAAATATACCGGAGCCAGCATAACGGGAGAACAAAAAGACGCTGTTAATATAGCTCAATCTGAAAAAGACGGAGAAATAGCGAGCCAAAAGGAAAAGCTATTAAGATTAGAAATTTCTCAAAAAGAATATTGGGAAGAGTATATAAAAATATTCCAGAAATACCGAGACAAAATATCATCATTTCTAAAAGGTGGTAATGCAAAAGAAAAACAGATAGAAGCTTCTGTTAGAAGAAGAGCTGTGGAGGAACTAGAAAAAGCAAATAAAGAGCTTTACGACTATGAAAAAAAGAATCTAGAAGAATCTTTCAAAATGAAGTCTAATTCACTTGAAAGACAATCAAAGGAACTAGAAAACGCTGATTACTTAAGTGAAAGCGACCGACTAAATAAATTAATAGAAATTGATAGTCAGATAATTTCTGAGTTAAATAATTACTATGATGAACAGTTAAACTTAGCTAAAAATGCTGCTCAAGAGACTATTGAGTTAGAACGCAAACGAGATGAAGAGATTGGAAAAGTTGTTGATCAAAGATTTGAAAGAACAAAATCACTTTTTGAAGCAACTAAAAAGGATTTAGAAAAGCAAGCAGAATTCAATAATTCATTTGAAAGGCTGAGTGATGAAGAGCAGAAGAGCTTAATAATTTCTAATAAAAAATTATCAAATCAAGAAAGAGAATATAGACTTCAATTATTAGAGATCAATAATCAGATCAAGCAGAATAATTTAAAGATTGAAGAACTTAAAGTATTAAAACAGCAGTATGAAACGAAAATAGCTATTGCTACAGTCGGGGGGATAGTTAACCCGGAAGATGTCAAAAACGTTGCAGATCTTGAAGCGAACATTAAAGGTTTGGTTAACGCTAATGAAGAGCTTAACAATCAAGGAAAAGATTTAGTTTCTGAAAGAACCAGGGGAATTAGAGAGGCTGTAAGTTCCGGTTTAAAAAATCTTGGATTTGAACACATAGCAGATGCATATGATGCTACTATGGAGCGTTTGAAAGGGAAAACGGCCGATTGGAAAGACTATGCCGTTATGGCTGTTGCTGCTGTTCTTGATTCATTAACATCTCTTAATACAGCTCAGAAAGAAAAAACTATTGCAGCCTTAGACGAACAATTAAAATACTCTCAACAAACAACAGAACAAGAAGTAGGGTTTATAAATAGTCGATTAGAAGCCCTGAATAACCTAGAAGATCTAACCGCAGAACAAATTACTGAAAGAAACAGACTCGAAGATGAAGCTAGAACATATCAGGAACAGCAAAGACAAAGAGAAAAGTTAATTGAAACTCAAAAGGCAAGGGCCGAACAAAAAGCAGCTGCACAACAGGCTTTGATTAATGGTGCTTTGGCTGCTACTATGACACTTGCTCAAATGGGATTCATTGCAGGGGCCATACCTGCAGCCCTTGCATTAGGTTTTGGTATTGCTCAATCAGTGGCTATAATGTCCAAAGACCCAGTTCCAAAGTATTGGATGGGTAGACAAGGTGGTAAGGCAGAATTTGCTATCAAGGATGAAATGGGAGCCGAAATACACACGGATAAAAATGATAATATCATTTCATTAGGATCGAATAAAGGGCCATCTAAAACCTGGTTAAATGAGGGAGATAAAATCTATACTGCCTTTGAATCAAAAAGGATTTTGGGGGCAATGGGGCCTGATGCAAAGATAGGCAGGAATCTATTTAGACGGGCTACAGAACAAAGTCTAACCGCTCCAAGAGTAACGGTTGTGAATAATAATGTTGATAATTCAGATGCTATTGCAGATAAGATTGGGAAGCGTTTTGATAAGTCATTAGCAAGATATGACAAGCCTGTAATTGAAAAAAGGAACGGTAAAATAATTCGTTACAGAGGGGCGGATCACGGGGTTGAAATTGGAGAATACAACTTAAAAACATTAGAAGAAAAATACTATGATACCTATTAAGCATATACTATACGAAGACGGGGTAAAGGAGATATTTAAAATTATTGTTCCTAATGGAGCCTATCAGGGTGAATATATTATTAGTAAACCTGAGGGCTGGGATGATACTGACTCAGTAGTGAATATTGATGAAGAGTTATTCTTTGTCAAGGATTTTATTATTGGAGAAAACGTCAAATTAAAATTTTATCAGTATGCTGATACGGTAGCCTATAATGTTCTTTCAAATGTTTACAAAGAACAGGCAGGAGACGGAAGAATTATATTTAAATGGATTGGTGTTAAAGATGGTATTGAATATGATCTTTTGAAAGATAATTTTGAAGTAAATCTCAATAAGTATTCAACCTCTTTTGACAACTCAATGCTTAAAATAGAAATTGAATTAGCCAAGAGCGAAGCACAAAATAAATTATTCAATCGCGATGATGTGAGTGTTGATATTTTCGGAACAAAGGATTTGGATGAAAACGCCATTGATCCAGTGGAAACTTTTGAAACAGGATATAAAAAAGGGGCAATTAAGCAATCTAATTTCTATACTTGGGACATTTCACAAAACGTTATACTGAATGCATATAGAACTGATCATTTTTTTTCATTTGTAAGATCAAGTGATTATCAGCTAGGTGATAATACTAACGAGTATGCAGGATTTAAGTATTCTTTTGATATAAGAATCGACCAGGGACCTTTTATTCACACAAGTATTACTTTAAAAACAATTAAGGTTGAAATTAGCAATATGCATGTTATTTGTCAGAGAGCTGATTTGAATTTCCCAAACGTATGGTTGGTTGCAGTTATAAAAAACGGCAATACCCTTGTTTCAACACAAAACCTTATAAAAGGAGAACAGATTCCGGATGGGTTAGGATATAGTGCAGAATTCAAAATTGGAAATAAAATATTTGAACTTTCAAATCCATCAAATTTAGCTGCTGGTCAAAGTCTATCATTTGCATTTATGACCGATAACGTAGATGATAAATTTCGTGCGCTTTCCGTCCTTACTAATACAAGTATTGAGATTTCTACCAATCTTGAATATCCAATGGTGAAGACAAGGGGAGTGAGAATTATTGACGCTGTAAAGCAAGTGGTGAAAAACTATACCGCTTCAGGTTTGGGGGTGATCAGTAATTATATTGGTCCCGGAGGAACTTACTATAATACTTCTATTTCAACGGGGGTTTATTTAAGGGGTTTACCAGATATTTATACGGCTGGTCAAAAAATAAAAACCTCATTAAAATCTATTTTTACGGATGGCCTGGCGAAATTATTAGTCCTAGGGTATGACATAATAAATAACGATGTAGTAATAGAAGATATAAAGTATTTTTTTAAGGATCATAAAGTTTATGATTTATCGGAGAAAAAATATATACAGGAGGAATTTAAAATTGAGAACGATAAAGATGTAGTTTTTAATACGATGCTTTTCGGATCAAAGAAGTATTCCAAGAATGTTAAGGATGATATTCAAAACTTCATTACATCATCAGAATTAAGTACACCTATTAAAAGTGCTAAAAATAAATTTGACAAGCAAACTGACCTTATTATTGACGAGTATAAAATACAGGAATTAATAGAAGATAAAAGCTCTTCTACTAATGAAAATGATGACGATTTGGTTTTGATTGACCTGATTAATAAAACTAATTACTGGGATACCGGGGTTTTTGACAATTGCATTCATACCAATAAAAATGGCAAATTAGTGCTTACATGTGTATCTACTCCATTTGATACAACAATGATGACTGTAGGGTATGCTGTTGAGATTTTAGAGGGGTTAAATATAGGGACTCACTATATCATTGAGATAAAAGGATCTGAAATAGTTTTAGATACTAACTCAGCCATTCAGACTGGAACAATAGACACTCCAATCAGATATTTAATTCCAACACTTACAAAAAATAGAGTAATTGCAGATAGCTTTATTGATATAAATTGGGTTAGGAATCCAGAAACGTCAACAAATTCAAGGCATAACCCAAAGTATCACATGGCAAGGTGGTTTCAGTGGTTTGGAAGTGGATTGAACAAAAAGCTTGATTCTGAAATCATAAAGGTCACTAACTATAAGAACAATGATAAGGCGCAAATGGAAACTAATTCAAGTGATTTATCTAATGAGCTTACAGGAATTGTTATTGTGGGTGAAAATGAAACTATAGGAAGATTAAGAGATTATTCAAGTCCATTATTTTCAGGTGATAAAATTGAAATATCATTTTTAGATGTGACTTTTAATGAATTTATAACCATGTATGAAAGCTGGAGATATGGAATAGGAAATAGGATGGATAGTAGAGGCTATTTTACCTTAAATACTCCTATGGGTTTATTAAATGCCTATCCATTTGGCGATGGTGCCTTATCTCATAATAGGAAAACAAATGTATTAAGTTTTAAAGGCAAGATAAAGGGTTAATAAGCTTACTACAACAACATTTAACTATCCTCATAAGAACCACAATAGCTATATTTTACTTTTGTTTATGCATCACGAGTTTTGGTATCATAGTCCGGTCAGATTCTACAGAACGATGGAGGAATTGGAAGACCTTAGTAATCCGCAAAATGCGCAATATTACGGACATGAAAACCCATATCCATTACAATTTAATCTGTATCACAGATTTCCTATTCCAAATTATAAAAATGAGGTTCCCAACGAGCCTCTAGTTTTATGGATTATTGGAGATGAAAAAAAAATAGTACCCTCTGTTACAAAGGTTGTTAACGGAAAATTACAAGCTATCACATTTATTTGTTTTGAAGAAATACAAGGTCATTTTGAATTGAGAACCGAGTCCGGAGTAGTATTATACTATTCTAATTGTATTCAATTCATGGATAGTACAGACTTTAATGGCCGCCAATTTATCAGAATAGCAACAAGAGCAAATTTTAACAAAAATCTATTTATCTGGGAAGATGAAAAACATGATTGGCTCGTAACCAATTTGCCAGCCTATAACCTGGGAACATTTGAAATTGATGAGGACTTTTCTTCACAAAGGACAGGAGACAAAGGAGGTTCTATAAATACTACAGCATGGTTAGAAGAAAGGGTTAGCTATAACTTCTATTTACATGGAGATAATAATATACTTTCATTTATAACCATCCATTCGCTGAATAAGGATCTGTACATAGATGGGACAAGGAGAACCCGGCGTGAAAAGCCAGAGGTTGGAGAATATTCTTCTGAAATGGTAATGAAGTTTTCTAATCAAAAAGACGAAAAAGGACTCAATATAACAATTAATGAAGAGGATATATTCAGTGACGTAATGACAACGGTACTATCGAATAATGCAAAAACAGTGATATATGCTGTAGATAATAAGAATACGGCTATCCAAGTAAAATAATAATAAAATGGTAATAACTAAAGAAATAGCTGCTCAGTTAGGTTTAACAGAAGTTCAAGCAGATACCATCAATAATATGTTTGCATTTGTCAAGTTTAAGACAATAAGCGAACTTCAAGAAGCTTCTGATCCTTTTAATGGGTATTTTCCTATTGATAAGGGAGGGGGAGAATTAGAAAAAATAAAGGCATCGGTTTTTTATCAAATAATTGGAAATGTGGCTAAGCCCATATCTCCAAGTGATCCGGCTCCAACAACAATTGGATGGTATAAGCCACAAATTACATCTAATTTGGATAAACCGTCGGATCCAAATAGTACCGCTGATTATGGAGAAAAGTATCCTAATGCAGGAAATCTAAGGGCAAAGTCAGGATATGATACCTTGTTTTATTTTTCCGGGACGAATTGGAAAAAGACGGAAACTAAATTTCCAGGGGATTCAGCTAAAAAAGTATTTGATCCAACAAATGACAATGATCCCGCGACTATGAAAGCCACCTCTGGTAGGTATGATAAATTGCTAGAGGCCAACAAGGGTTTTTTAAACCAAAATACTAGTGAGCCTATTGATAAAATTGTACTGACGACAAGTAATGCGGTGTATGGCGGGAAGTTTTTATTAGCAAATGGAGGCATATTCACTAACGTAGAATATCCGTTTTTAGGTGTAATTACTGATTATCCAGTCGGCAATTCAACAACTTTAAGGGTTAAAAATATATTCAATACTCAACCAGGTAATCAGTATGCTGCTGTTTTGGCTAAAAAACAAAATGGAGCCGTTACCGTTTTACTTCCGTGGACTGATCCGTTTGTCGAGGGAGAACGCATATATGATGTATCTGAGTATAGTACAGTATCTATACAAGTTAGAAACGACAAGCCATTTCCTACCATAGAGCTTCTTACCTATCCTAAAGAAACTATTGATATAAGACAGTTTATTGAGGAAAGGGAGGTTAAAGATACGTTTACATATTATTTAGAAGATTTTGGGGCTGAAAGATTAAATCCTAATAATCCGGATGCAGGTAAAGACTGTACACAAGCGTTTAGAGATTGTATATCGGCAATTTTTGCAGATGAGAATATACGTTATGCTAGAATCATTCTTAAAGGAATGTACAGACTTGGTGGAGAAATGATTCAGGACGGAAATCTGTGGTCGCAGATAAATTTCCCAACTATTCAATATTCTACAACAATGAAGATTAAGAATATAGCTATAGAGGGGATTTTCCAGCCTGTTTGGGAAGAACAAGGAATTATTGAAATGCCAGTCAGTTATAATGCGTGTGGTTTCTACTCATCATTATATAATCAGCCTACAGCAAACAGATTTAATTGTGTTTTGAATTTAGGTAGGGGAAAAGTTGGATCTACATTTGGAGAATTTAACAATATAAACTGCTGGATGGATAATGTTATGGTAATATGCCGAAGCCATGATGAATCAGGTAATCCAGTTAGTAATACTATGTCAGGTATATTTGCTGGAAATAACACAAACTTTAACTTTGGCAAAATATGCTGTAGAACATCAGTTCCAGTTGTTAAGTCTGTAGAGCCTAATTCAACAACAGTGGGTCTATTTCTTCCAAAAGCTAACAATCACGCTTCTATAGTGGGGAATTATGCGAGATGCATGGGGTTTGGGACAGGTCTGTATGCTACTGAACATGCACAGATTAATATTTTTGTTGGGGTAGGAAATGTCGTAGGCATATATTGCCAACATTTTTATCCCATCACAATAAATACAATCACGTTGGAATGCAATAAAAAGCCAATATTGTTAGACAAAAACGCTTACTTAAATGCGTGGGTTTACCAAGGGGAACGGGTTAATGACAGTTCTAAATGGTACGCTAATACAAAGGATTTTTACCAAGAATCTGGATTGTCAAAGGTAAACATAGGCCAGTTTATAGTCCACAATGAGGGGGGAGTTGCGGTTGAGGGGTTATGGGATCCTGGAGTATCTATGAAGATTATGTCTGATGAATGGGGTAGATCATTTCAGCCATTGCCAGTATGGTCGGCTTTGCCATCAAATCCAGTTAAAGGCCTATCCGGTATATTCAATGATGAAAATTACATATACGTAAATGGGTGGAAGAAATCAACATTAACAAGTATTTAATGATTTAAAAATAAAATCTAAATATACTTAAGTAAATCATTAAAAATGAATGGAAAATATAAACTACAATATCAGCGAAATACTTGCAGTAATCTTTTCGGTGCTGATTGGATCGGGAGCTTACATTTCCTTTGTTTACATAAAAAACAAGCAAAACATAAGCGCATCATACATTATTGCGGTTCTGCTTATAAATCTTTGCTTGACTTATGTGGCGTCGGAATTGCTAAAGGCTTTCAATTGGAGTCAGTGGCGTTCTCCATCGCTTCCTATGGTAGCGTTTGCCGGACAATACTTGACGGACTGGTTAGACAAGAGGTATTTCAAAATATTCGATACAGCAGCCAAAAGAGCTGGAATTAAATTAGACGATGATGAACCTAATATTAAAAAATCCGAAGAAAATGAAGATCAATAAAGACCTTTTATCTGCATTTCTTGTAGTACTACTCGTATCGGCCTTTGCCTATACAGTCGTAAAGGAGAGTAGCGATAGAGAACTAATGGAGATCCGAAAGATACAGGAAAACCAAAGAGTTGAAAAATACCAATCCGAATTAAGAGAAAACGCAGCAAATCAAAAACGTGATTCTTTTAAAAATATACTGCAACAACAAAATATCGGGATTGGAATATTGAGTGATAATTTTAAGAATATAAATAATAGTATTCTTAATATGAGAACCGAATACGATAAAAATTTCAATGAACTAAAAAGCACACAAAATGAAAGCGATCACATTAATTCTGCTTCTATTAACGAGCAATTTGATTTTATCTCAAAATACAAGTACAAGGAATATTCCGGAGGGACAAATCCCTGAAGTATACAAGGGACTTAAGCAAAACGAATATCTAAAAATTAGACTTCAGAAAACTGAATATGCACTTTATGGCGCTAATCAGATAATTAATGAACAAGATAAAGCGATTGCTGTTAGCAAGAGTTTATTAACCGCAAAAGATGAAGCCCTGGGAACTATAGTGGAAATCTCTAAGCAAGATAAAATTATTGCCGAAGAAAGGGAAAAACAATTAAATATTGATATTTCTTATTTACAGAATCAAATGGAAATAGTAAAAAAAGAAGCTGAAAGTAATCAAAGAAAAAGATTCTGGAACGGAGTAAAAATAGGTGGAGTATCAGTTGCCGTTTTGGGAGTTGCCGGTTTAATTTGGTTTAATAATAGATAAAAAGAAATGACAGCATTAGAGTTATCAAAAAAATATAAAACGCTTCTCAATAAAAACGTAATTAATACACCGTTGAGGTTAGCTCACTTTTTTGCACAAGCAGACCATGAGAGCGGTTTAAAGCCAAAAACTGAAAGCCTTAATTATTCTGTAGAGGGTCTTTTATCTACCTTTGGAAAGGATAGAATAACAAATACACAGGCCTATGATTATGGAAGAAGTGTAAATCATCCTGCTGATCAAATGGCTATTGCAAACATCGTCTATGGAGGAACATGGGGCCGCGATAATCTTGGAAATATTACACCTGGAGATGGTTGGAAATACCGAGGCCGTGGAATTTTTCAAATTACAGGAAGATCAAATTACTTGCAACTGACAAATTATGCAAAAAGTAAAGGTTTGGATGTTAATTATCTGGAAAATCCAGATCTTCTATTAAATGAATCAGATTCAATTATTGCTTCAATATGGTATTGGAATAGCAGGGGGCTTAATAATTTTGCAGATCAAGATGATATTTTTTCTGTTTCCAAAATTATAAATATTGGAAGCCTTAAAAAGAAAGGAACTCCTAAAGGATTAAAAGAGAGAGAAAGTAATCTGAAGTATTATAAAACCATTTTTAAATAA